TTCCTTTAAAGACTTTGTACTTTTCCGATAGAGATACTTTCTGGTCATTAGTTAATCCCATGTCATTTAGTTCTGACTCAAGAGATTTGAATGCTGCTTGTTCTTTTTCTTCTGCAAGAACTTTTCGCACCGTGTCTCTAGGATCTTCCTTTGACGTTCCTAGCTTCGCCTCAACATCAGGTTTGAGCCATGCAAGATTTGTAGGTAGATCATCAATGGTTTTGTCACCTGATTTGATTTTCTTGGCCCACGCATCAGCCTGCTCTTCCTTTGCTGATTCAGCTTTACCCTTGTTTGGTTGAGTTTCGTCGCCCAATTCAAGGGCGTCTTGCTCCTGTTCATCTTTTACTTCCTCTGCAGGAGCCTCCTCCTGTGATTCAGTATTAGTGTCAGTTGCTGTGGTGTCAGCAACATCATCCCCTTTGATGCCTAGATCTAGGTCACCATCAGAGTGTGTTTCCTGTTCATCCATATAGACGTTCAAGTTATAAAATATCGATAGCCGTTTGGCTATAATGAATGCTAGAGAGCTGTGAACTCTAGCACTCGTTACAACTAAACCGCTTCTTCGTCCTCCTTTATGTCAATCTTGTTCTTCTCAATTAACTTCCTTTGATCGGAACACTCTTTAAAGAACATCCCGAACCTCATCAATCCTCCGCTAAACGCTGTGAACTCTTCACTAGTAAACTGTTCGTTCTGTGCATAATGCAATAACTCATTCGCTATTATTAACTCCATAACGTCTGGCTGCCTGTCGTAGAAGTCTGCTGCTGCATATAGTTTCTCAAGACTTCCTAATGCCTTTAACGTTTCAGGTTGGTAGTTACCCCTGTTTTCAATGAGCTTTGCTACTGTCTCTTTTTTCACCTTTGTCATACTGCAACTTGTTTAGATGTTCTAGGATTAAAACTCTGTCTTTGTGTTTCTGATATAGGCTCTGCTGCTAGATCAGCCTGTGCTGCTTCTGGCGTAGCCTGTGCCTCTTGCTGTTGTGGCATGAACTCTTCTGGCATTAAATCCATGTCAGCTATCTCTGCCATCATCTTTGCTAGCTTCCCTTGTGCTGGTGATCCAGGTTGTGCCAATGGGAAGACACTCATTATCTTTGCTCTTAACATTGTGTTTGAAGGAATAGCTCCTGTACGAGAATTTATCTTCACGAACCAATCACCGTCCTTAATCGCTGTCTTTAACATTCCCATATTCATTCCGTCAGCTCTAACCTCGTCCTGTCCGTCTTCAGTAGGTATCTTTGTAGTTAGATTAAGTGGAACTTTAGAATTCTTTGAAACGAACTCTTCAATACAGTCTAGTGTTATCTCAACTGCCTCTTGTGATTCTGAAGCATTGTATTCCATAACCTGCTTAACCCATGACTGTGAGTTCTCTTCATCTGAAAGTATTTCTGTAGCAGTAGGATTACCTTCCTGTGTAAGTTCTTTAAGATTGATTCCAAGCATTTGGATTTCATCTAGGAATGTATTGTAGATTAACTGCCATTCGTTAGTTAGGTTCTGTGTAGTTAGTGATTTAGCCTGAACGTCATTAGAGTCGTTAGGGTCTCTCTCTAACACGACAAACGGTTTCTTACCAGCCGCTCTCTGTTTATGTGCTGTGGCTAGTTTAGCGAAGAAGTTAGACGCCTCTGCTTGAGGTGTAGATACGATAGTGATTGGATATGTATTGTCTTCTGCGTGTCCAACCTCCATGTTCAATAGTCTTCCTGATACTATCGCTAGCTTATATAGAAGGTCACCAACTCCATGATTGTAGAATCCTTCGCTTGAAGGAACACAAATAAAATGAAGTAGTGGTATATAAGGAGTTCCGTCTTTCTTTAAGAATGGATAGTCATCTCCATTGTATTCTTCTAGGACAGTACAAGCTGATCCAGCGAATACTGTGAAGTTCTGTTTAGATATATCCCATCCGAATCCTATCTCAACTTCGTCTTCCATAGAAAACTCTTGCTCATACTTTCTTTCTAACTCTTTATCCCATCCTTCACGTTCTCTAGGTATCTTACCTATTCCACCAATCTCTTTTAGTTTAGGGAATAGATCAACTGCTCTATTCCATGAATAACTGAAGATAGCAACTGCTCTATAAGCACTTCCTGCATTACCTCTGTTTCTTATTCCTGTAGCGAATACATCTGCGTAAACATTATCAATACTAACTGGAGTGAACAATACTGGAGCATAAGACTTCTTGTCGTCATTCGCACCAACCATAATCGTAGCATCTCCGTATAGTAGCAATGAAAAGAATGCACCGTTCTTATCTCTTAATGCTGAATCGTATCCTCCTCTATCCATAACCGTAGATACACCATCTGACACTATCTTCTCTTTATATTGTGGTTGTCCTGTTCCATGAATCATGAAATCCAATGGCTTCATTCTGTTCTGAACTCGCCAAAGAGCCTGATAAAGTCTTTGTGACGGTATCTTCTGTGTCCCTGATGGATTAGAAACTTCAAACGTTGACTCCAACAACTCCTGAATAGCTTTATTCTTTGCTATTTGGAGATTCTTTTCTGAACTGTTATTACTGATGACTTCTAAATACGTTACTACAGCTTTGTTATCAAACCCACCCTTGACGCTCATGTTCAGCGGCGTGTCTAATGTTTTTTCGGTATCTTTCATAAAAGGCATGTAGGGAATAATACACAGCTTTTATACCTATATTATACAGTCCTAAAGCGATGATGGCAATTACTTTCTCATGATTTTAAATACGCTTCGGAGGCATCATCGTACTTGTCCATAAGTTCATATCCATCTGCCACAGGGGTCTTCGTTCTAATAAGGTGTTCTCTGTCGTTTTCAGAGTATTCTAAAGCTGCTTCTTTGTATTCTTCGATGTTTAATCCTTTGGTCTTTGCGTGCATACTCGCTATAGCATATCTGATCGCATCCATCGAATGTGAGAACGTATGCTCTGGAGTGTTTAATATCTTTCCGTTCTTGTCTGTCTCCCATAGGTAGTTCCTGTACTCTCTAATCACATTGACTGATCTCTTTGTCATAAAGATTTGATTCTCTTGCACACACTGTATTCCATATGATACAGAGTCTCTTCCTTTCTTTGATCCAACTGCATTAACTCCATAGACTCTCAACTCATCAATTGATTTAGGCTCTGCTGAATCTGCGATAACCAATGTATGCGTCTCGTCTGCTAACAATATATCTGCCAATTGTTTGTTGCTTAATCCTTTTCGATAAGCTATCTCATCAATAATATAGTTCCCGTTGTATAAATATATATCAACAATAGACGAAGGGTCGTTACTGTATCCGAAATCCATTCCTCTTCTGACAAGCCTAGCCTCATCTGATATCTCGTCAATTATCTTCCATCCCTTGTAAATCTTACCTTCAACCTCACCAAGTTGACCAAGTCCATAAACTTGCCACCAACCCTTTCTATTCTTTCTCTGTTCAATTGAATCTACAATCTCAACCGATAACGCTTCATTGTCTAGATACGTAAGCACACACTCCTCAACGTCGTTACGAGACGGTTTTACATCTGTGTAGTACCAAAACTCATTTGTTGGATTCCAATCGATAAATATAAACTCTTTTGTTCTGACCTCCAATTGCTCGAATGCTTCAAAGGTACAGTTGTTGGCCTCGTTAATGAATAACCTATCACGCCTAGCTCCTCTCAACTTGTCTCCACTATCTGCTGAAAAGAATTCCATCCTGCTTCCAGTCTCGAACGTATACATAGAGTCAGTAGCATTCCATCGTGACTCCTCCCAATATCCTTGAGCCTGCATTATGTTCTTGAAATCACGAATAGCTCCACGTTTCAAATGTGGAATAGATTCAGATACTACACTCGTTAGCGTTGGCTCTTTGTCAGTCTGGCACAAATGAATAAGCACCATCAAGATAGAGATAGTCTTTGAAGCTGAAGTACCACCAGGACACGCCCTGATCCTATCCTTCATTGCCATTACTTTCTTCGTGGCGGTGGTTATTGAAAACAACATATTTTGATCTTTACGGTGGAGAAACCTGCCTTCGATTCTCTCGTGGTCTTACCTATGCACTATAACTAACTTGCATACCCCTCTGGCTTTTTAGCTCCTTGTCAATCTTTGCGTTCAGTCCAAGGATCTTTTTGTTTTTATACATTCTTCTAGCATTGGCCTTTCCCACATATACTCCTATTGCATTAGCCACGTGCCACCAGTACAGAGTTCTAGGGTCTCTAGACTTCTCATAGGCTGGCTCTTCTGTTAGCGCTCTACCCCTATAGGCC